TACGAAGTTCAATGCCACTAAGATCAGCACCGACCATGCATTGACCTGGAGTTGCTGTAAATAATTGTCTGAAGTCTGATTCTGAGGGCACTTGTGCGAGGTTTGGTTTTCGATGCGCACACCTATGGGTATTTGTACTTACTGAGCAATGGTGATGAATCCTGCTAGCACTCGTACATAGCTTGAGCCATGCGTTCACGCCGTTCGATAGGAAAGCTACACTCTTGGTCATCTCTAGTTGCGATAAGAACATCATCGCCACCTCTGAGCCAATCTCTTTCAAAGATGTCTCGTCTATTATCGGCTTCCCTGTTGGAGTTAGTTTGTTCGGTTTCCATCCACAGTGTGTTTGTAGAATCCATGCAATATGATCTCGTGAGGTAGTGTTTAGTTCTTTAACTTTGGTAAACGGACATCCAGCAACATAGCCTCTAGTCCGATTAGATTTCTTAGGAGTGAATAATGGTCCCGCAATGAAAGGGAACCTGTTTCGTAGTAGCTCATCAATTTTATGAAGTTCTCCTCCGAGAGTTTGTGCAAATTCCCATGCAGATGCTTGGTCAAAATACCAGCCATGTTCTTCTTGTGTCTGTAATATTTGTGCTACCTGATGTTCAAGTTCTATGTACTCAGGTAACGGTGGAAATGGTCGCATAGTTTGGTGGTTAAAAGAACGTCATTGATGCAATAATCTTCCATCTCTTGACTCCACTCTTTCCAATCAGTATCTTTGCAAAAATTACCTTTATAACAATTTAATCTATAACCATAAGATTCAAGTGAATGTCTTCCATATAATTGAAGAGGCATATATTTCCACTTTCTCTTTTGATCTAATTCCATTAAATTGGCATGGTAAATGCGAGATAGAATAAGAGTGTCAAGAATACCGTTACTCCTATTGAACCAGCTATAAAGTTTACGGATAACAGGCAAATCATAACCAATGATGTTATGGCCACAAATTTGCTCCGAGTCCTCCAACCTTTGGATTCCGCGTACCACTGGTTCTGTAGACCCTGTATCATTGTACGAAAGGGTCTCATCAGTTTCTGAATCATAGATTGCTAAGCAATGGATAGTTGATACTTCATTAAGTAAGCCATTAGTTTCTAGGTCAAAGACCAGCATTATCTACCATTCCAGGTGTAGGTTTTATCAACAAATTGAGCTGCCTTAACAGCTCTTTCTGTTGGTGGTGTAGGACGAATAAATTCATCTTCATCATGCAATTGAATCCTTAGCCTATGACCATTTTCAACAGCAATCTCATTAACCTTAGTGTAATCAGAAATCTGTTGTGGGGTCAAACTCTTCTGCAATTTCATCTTCTGTGAATATGTTAGTGTTTAAGTCGTAAGTTAATCTGCAAGCGATGCCAGTTTCCCCAGAATATCTATTCTTGAGGACTCTAATAGTCGTACCAGTTCCAGAGCCCTCAGCCTGTTGATCTCTTTCAAGTGCAATGACTGAGTCAGATAATTGTGCAATCGCTGCACTTCCTCTAAGTTGTCCAAGGGTAACCCTTGCACCTTCCTCATGGTTGTTGTCATTCCCTGGTCTCCTTAAATGTGAAACTAAAAATAGTGCTATACCTGTTCTTTCAACTAATGAACGCAATCGCGTCATTGTTGTATCAATCATTCGTCTTTCGTCACCTTCAAGTCCTGACATGAGGATTGAGAGGTGGTCCAAAAAGACAACTTTAGTATCCAAACCGCTTGCAAGGTACTCAATACGATTGTAAATAATATCGGGGTCAAATGAACCAAATCCATCAAATAAGAATAAGTTCCACTTAGCTAGGGTTTCGTTGTAGGCTGATTCAAGTTCTGATCTTTCGTGCTCCCCAAGGTGGAGTGATGTACCCACGGCTGCTGACATGAGCCCGAGTGCTGTTCTCTTATTGGACTCTTCAAGAGCCACATAACCGATCCGTTCTCCTGTTTGGAGTATTGAAGTTGCAAGGTGCCTACAGAAGCTGGATTTTCCGATACCACTTCCTGCAGTAATTGTGGTAAGCTCTCCGAGCCTGATACCGTGAAGTTTTCGCTGTAGTCCTGAAAAAGGATAGGCATAATCGTGTGGTTTGTTTGGTGTTGTTACTAATTCAAGTAGTGATTTACAGTCTATAATTCCATCTGGTCTATAAGGTTTTGCATCCCATATAGCCCTTCCTAATGCATCTCTATTGTTATCTTGTAATGCGTCTGAGGCATCCTTGTAAGCCTCTAGACGGGCGATCCTTACCTTAGATGGTGGTAAGACAGCAGCCGCTTCTTTCGCAGCTTCTCGCCCCGGTTCATCATTATCGAAAAAGAGGACGATCTCTTCATAGCCTTGTAACCATTCCAGATTCTTCTGAATTGATCTTCTGGCTGACGCACTACCGGACGGTAATGAAACCATTGGCCAGGTTGGCATGATTTCCGAACAGCTCGCTGCATCCAATTCGCCTTCAGTGATAACAACTCGTTTTCCATTGTTCGGCCAGAGATGTTGGCCAAAAAACGATCCATCCGTGTCACCCTCATAAGTAAAACGTTTGTCTGATGTTTTAATTTTGGCGCCTATTGGTTGGCCATCTTTGTTGTGATAATGAAACCTAAGAGTAGTACCATTACGGTAGATTTTATATTTCTCACACGTCTTTTCCGAGATACCTCTGTTCTGCAACCTTACGGCTGAGCCTGCATAAGACATATGATTGAAAGTTTTATTTGATTGTGAATAAGTACCATCACCTCTAATGAAATGATGGCATACAAAGCAGTACTGATTACCATCAGAATACAAAGAGTTTGCATCTGATGATCCACAGTTAGAGCACTCCAAGTGAGTGATGAATTCTGCTTCTGAGATCTGTGTAGACATTTGCCTGGTCAGTGTGGTATTCAAGCCAGCTATCAATAGCCATCAAAAAGCCATTAAGGACATTCTCCATGGATTTAGGAGCTCCCTTACCATCAATTTCAGCTATTATATCTGAGAACATTTCTGAATAATATTCAGCTGTTCCATACTCATACTGTTTAATCATTAGGTCAACCATTCAATAGGGATTGTAGAATAAGAGCACCACTTAATGTCGTGCTTATCGCACCACTGAGCATAAGTGGTTTTGCTACGTTTAGATATTTTTAAGTATGGATTCTGGAAGACCATACGCAAGTCAAGATCAGGGTTTTGTTGTTTAATAGCCTTAATCTTCCGTCGATCATCCTCATCCCAATATCCCTTAGCTTCTAATATCATTCCACTGGGTAGAATGAAATCTGGTATGTAATTATGTTGAATTGTATAGGCTACTTTCGTTGTCTCATACTCATAAATCACACCAAGCTCCTTAAGGAGAGTAGCAATCCTCTCCTCAAGCTTGGATCTAAATTTCATTTAGAAATCAATATCTACATCATCACCTGGATCTACACTCGATGGTGCAGTCGTAGTGACATTAGGCTCTGAGGTTTTGTAGCCCTTTGTTGTACCAAAGAGAGCAGCAACATCCTCTGTCGACATGTCACCCGAGTCCACACCAGCCGCGTTAGATACAGAGACAATCTGTACACCAAGGAGCTTAAGACAGCTGCCATAGGTGACGCCATCCTTAAGAACATAGGGCTTTTGATGGAATGCCAACTTAACCCTACATCCTGAATAAAGCGGTGTACTTTCATCAGAGATAATAGTACCCTCAGTGTCAACGACTGGAGGCTTATTTTCATCAGTCCAAGAGAATTTAACTTTGTATTGATCTGTTGCTACTTCTTCCCAAGGTTCAGGTTTAAGTACTGAACGCTTAGGATTCTTCAGTTTTGATTCAGCCCATTTAAGGCCTTCTGTCCTATCTTCTTCTAGAGCATCAATCATATCCTCTCCAACAATTGCGGAAAGGGAATAACCAAACTTAGAAGGCTTGAGAATTGCCTGGTAACCTTCAAGGATTACAGGCTCGTTAGTTTTGTGGATGGTGCGGGGCATAGTTAATACGTGAGTGGATAAATTAGGCAGCGGAAACAAGGTTAAGAGTGGTTGATTTAGATTGAACAACTTTCATCCTGCTACGAACATCAAGTGTGTTGACACGAGACGTTAGACGCTGAAGAGGTAGACTTGCAAAGTCAAGAAACTCACCAGTGCTACAAGCGATTACAGAGCCTGCAAGCAGAATCCTATAAACTTCATCAGGATCAGCAGAAGTATTATCTTCAGTCCAAGCCTTGATAGCTGCTTCAGTATCTGGGTCCATAAGTACATACATTGAAGTATTCAATGCTGTACGTTCTAGACGTGAAAGACCAAAGAATTCTTGACGACCAATCACAGCATCATCATTTAAGATGCCAGCTTTAACAAGACCTTTGATGATTAAATCAATACGTCTGATAATTTCAAAATGATTATGACCTTCTTTCAGACTAGCCTTATCTAGAGACTCAACAAGTCGTGCATATGCTCGGTGTTCACGTCTCTCAACTGGAGTAGGTTGACGTTGATTAAGCTCCCTAACCTTGTTATTAAGATCTTGACTTGTTATGCCTCTGTATATTGGCATAGTCGCAAAGAGCTCTTGAATGTCCGTAGACGCTTCTCCACTGTTCATTTGATAAGGTGGCTTTTGAAGTGATGTTGAGTGTTGCTTCAATGAGTTGGCAGATCTGATTGTAGGCATCTTGAGATTGTTGGCGGTTTTCATTGGGCATGGCAGTGGTGACAAGCGTGGTAGTTTCACCATCATCTTGTACACAGTGCTGTTTTGGAGTTGGTGTAGCGGGAACTTGTGAATCATTGTTAGATTCCGTAGTAGGTGGGATAGGTGTGGAGTTTTCCACAGCGGTCGTTGCCTCATTTTGAGGTTTTGACCGGTTTGCCCGTCGCTTGCGTGATCTCTCAGCTTCGGGATTGTTAGAAGGCTCAGGTGGTATGTAAATACCTAGATCCTTGAAGGCCTTGTAATGACGTTGGACCGTAGATTTACCTACGATTCCTTCCCTAACTTCATTACATATCTCAAAAGCTTCAGTGGAAGTACAGCCATCTTCAGCTAGTTCTTGAAGAGCTTCCTTTACAAGGATGAAACCTTGTCTAAGCTTCTCCTTCGTACCTTCACGCCTAGTTAACTGGGCGGAGGACGTGGTGATTTCATTAGTCATTAACAGAAGAAATAAGTGGATTCAATTACGGATTCCGGTTCAAGGTCTCCAATAATCGGCGGATCAGTCTCTGCTCCAATTTGTTGAGCAAAGTCCAGTAGGTAGTCATGTTCTGCAAAGAGATACATGTATGTCTCTCGTACCACAGTGGATAGGATTGACATATCAGTAGCTCTACACAACACGGAATCATGAATCAATGCAATTGGAGCATTGAATCTTGTAGCTGATAAATGTAATAGCGAAGCATCTAAGCTATGTATAAGATTAGGTGCTGTAGCATTCTTATGATGTTTCTTATCTACCTTATCTGAATCACCAGTAGCAACAGTCATTCTACAACGACCTAATACCTGTAATTCAATACTCTCTACTTCCTTCTTATTTAACTTCTGTGTAACACTAAAACCAGAAGGTGTCTTCCAAGTAATCTCAGATACACCTCTAT